CCACGTGCCCACATAGTTTGTTTATGAGAGTTCTCATACTTTTTCATATAAGCATACAACATATTGATACAATCTCTAGCGGACATGTCATCAGATGAAGGATCCAACGATACCTTCTTCACATACTCATGTTGTGTTTTCCACCATTCCAAAGTAGACTTGGTGATCGTACGATTATTTTCTGCCTGTTCCTTTGCTTTGAATTTTACAAAGCATGCATCATCGAGCAAGTCTTGGTACGTTGGACGTTTTTCTGGATCAAAATGAATCAATGCTGCCGATAGAATGACAGCATTTGATTCAACTCCAAGTGTTTCCACATCGAAAATAAACATTATAGTGTTATCCTAGCGTCACGATGCTTTGATATACCATTACCTTCACCTTCTTTTGTAAAGAAGGTATTGATCTTTTGTTCTGTTGACCATGACCTGCAGTAATCATTATCAATATCACAGATAGTAACTGCTTCATCTTCTGGAACAACACGATGACTTACGATTGTCTCTCCAAGCCACAACTGAGAAAACTCTTTTGCGTCTTCACAAGTAACATCATCAAGTGCGTACTCAGGATTGGTAGCAGGTGCTTCAACCATGTAACGCATACGATATTGTCCGATTGTTTCAACCATTACCCACACTTTTTCATTAGACATTTTCTTTCCTTTCGTTCATTATCAATTGACGCTCTTCTTCATGCTTATCACAAAGAGTTCTAATCCAACCACCACCACGTCGTTTACCTTTATCACCGCAGGTCTCACAGCTATGGCTTGCCCATGCTTCTGCTATATGCACCATACCATGAACAGTGTCATCTCCACCATTGTAGTAGAAACGAAGTCCACCAAACTTTTCTTTAATCTGATTCACAACAACTTGTGGGACAGGTTCATTGTGTTCATTCTTCCAGTCGATGTGTCGTTGAATATGACTACATAGAGTCTCAACAATATCATACCAACCCTCACCTATAACGAATCCACCATATGGTTCAGAGAACATTAGAGGGAATCGTTCATGCATCCTCTTAGAGAATGCATCATACTCAAGTTCTTCTGACATAATTATCCCCAAGTCCGATGTGCTTCAGCAATGTGTTCCATACCGTCATATTCTTCAACGACATAGTTAACATCATCTGGAATTTCTACAACAGCAAGTTTAGAATATTGGCCATTGGCTTTATCACCCATCTCTTCAACTACCTGAACCAATGCTGGATCATTGCGTTCGATATCTCGTGTGCAAACAGTCTGCTCAGAATGAGCTTCATTATATGCACGACGATCTTCTATAGACATAGAGTAGAATGCTTCACCTTCTTTGGATTCAATGCGATCTTCTGGCTTAACTGTCCAGTAAGTCCAAAACTTCCAAGAGTCTTGACCTTGCTCTGGATAAACAGTGATACCTTTGATCTCAAAGTATCGCATAACTGCTTCATGGCTCAAACCAAAACCACCATAACAACGATTGATAACTACTTTCATTTTATATCCTTTGTGCTATCTGCAACATTTTTATCATCACGAATTTCAACGAACACTGGCAGGAATAAAGATTCTTCTCCAGCTTTGTTCTTGATCCTAGCATTATACTTCACTGCCACGATTTTGTCAACTAAATTTTCTTTCCAGTACTGCTTGCGATGTGCATCTGTAAAACCAGATCCAACATTTACCTTTACAATTCCATCTGCTGATTCGCAAACGATTGCACCAAGCATACCTACAGCTTTACCTGTACCTTCTTCAACTGCAACAATCTTCAGATCGCATTCCAACTCACCTTTGAATTTGATCTGATGCTTTGCACGTTTGTCTTCCCAAACACCCGAACCATCCTTGAGAATAATACCCTCAAGTCCACTGGCAAGATAGTTCTCAAACAGCACTTGTGCTTCATCGAGATTCTGTACGATGTCGCTAGTGACAAGCCAGATTTTCTTTTCCTTGGACTTCTGTTTGTTGACCAACAACTCCAACGATGAGAATCGTTTCGAGTATGGTGTTGGACAATAACCATCAGTAAAATATGCGTATGGAATAACATCCCAAACAGTTGCGTGTACCATTGCTGCTTCTTTTACAGAGATTGTTCCCTTGTTTGCTTTGTTGAGGATACCATTGCCTGTCTGCCTATCCATAAACTGAATATCGTCAGGATGCATAACCATGAGTTCACCATCGAAAACGCAATCGACATCGCCAGCAAGAGCAATAAATTCTTGCTCAAGGTTACCAAGTAAGAGAATTTCTTTTCCATTTCTACTCCTAAATTCACATTTACCATCTCTGACGATAGCGTTGAAGCGCATCCCGTCCATCTTTAACTGTGCGTACGCTGGAAACTTTATTTTGTCCACCAACTTCTGCTCGAATCCGCTGCACAACATTACTGGATACTCTTGGATCAAGCCACTCCACACGCTGTTTGCAGTTGATGCTTGGACGCCACATTTTAGATCCTTCTCAATAATTCGTTCAAGAACCTTAGCATCATCTTCAGTGAGTGAGCTAAGAAGTTTGGTTAGGTATTCGATTGCAGCATTACCTGTTACATCACGACTGGACAACATGTACAAACTATCCATCACAGCACTCAGTGTATCAGCCTGATTAGCTTTCGCTGGAGTGTACGCTGGAATTTTGCGTTGATAGAATTGTGTGAATGGATCAAGAGCCAGACGAATGACTTCTCTCAACGTGACATCGCTGTAGTTCTTAGTCAGCTGTTCAATCTTGTAGTTGCGTGATGCATTGCTAGCGAGATCATTCAAAAATTCATTAATGTTCATTTGCGTTTCAATTCTTTGAAGGTACGATAACGTGGATCGAATCCAATTGGCTTGATAAACGTCTTCACTGTTTTTGTGTCGATGTTATAGAATGCATACATCTTGCGCTTGTCATCTGACAAATAGTAGATGTGATTCGAGACTGGTGTTGACCAGTCTTTGGTCGTTTCAACGAATGCTTTCATTAGGCGAATGACTTGCTGGGAAAACCAGTAGACAAACCACCAGTACCAGAAACGAAGCCACGTGATGACTTGGTAGTCATTTTGGACTTAGGAATCTTCTTGGCTTTGATAACCTGAACATCACCACCAGTCTTCAAAAACTTCTTCAGTGCCTTCTCAGATTCGGCACGCAATTCAGCTTTGGTCTTTGTTTTGTACAGTACGTTCATAATCAAGTTCCTTTTCAAGTTTGTAGTATATTATACACCAAACCTGAATTAAAGGCAACAATTAAATGCAATGACCCTACAACCCTAAGGGGATTGTAAGTTGTTGATTTATAAGGGGATTATAGACCTGCGATAGACCCTGCTGGGGCTATCTGAATACCTGAACCGAATAGACGATTGTATTCGTTTTCCATCTTCAAATCAGCGTCTGCACTGGATGCAATTGAACCAGAGTGCAACGTGATCTTACCACTTGAGTAAGGCATGTATGGTGCCAAACCAACTCCAACTCCCTGCTCAGTTCTCTGCATCATGATTGATGCTGGACTATCAAGCAAGTAGTTTCCATTATCTGCTTCACACTTAGAGATAAGTTCTTCACCACTAATCAATTTAAATACTTTAATCATATCATTCCTCTATAACAAGTTGTTCAATAAAATCTGCCGCCATGTTTTGATCAATAAAATATCTTATGTAAAATTTATCGGCTTCATATAAATTTTGTGCAACAACCATGATCTGTTTGTTTTTAAAAACAGATACTTTTAGAATCCACTCACCACGTCTAACAGTAATGAATGAAATCATGTTGTGGGATATTTTTGCTCGCATCATACAAATATTTAGGGAGACCGAAGTCTCCCTTTTTTATCGTATGATTACTTAGATTGTTTCATACTCATCTTTGCCACAACCACATTCTGGGCAAGTAAAGTCTTCTGGAAGTTCATTCCATTTTCCTTCAGTTGCTTCATCATGTTCATGACCACAGACTACGCATACATGTGTCTCACTCATAGTGCCTCCAATTTTGCTTGATATGCATCAGCATGTCGTTTCTCAATTTTAGCCAGAGCAGCAAATCTCTTTTCTGCTTTAGCTAGTACTGCACGAAATTCTTCGGCATGCTGGCGTGATTCTTCAGTCTGTGCTTCTGCTTCAGCAAACGCACCATAATTATCTTCACGCAATGCTTCTTCTTGCATCTTCGGATACATCTGAGTGTACTCATATGTTTCACCTTCAATTGCTAGTTCCAAACATCTACGAGTATCTGGCTTTTCAATTAGTAGTTCTAGGTGACCCCATGCATGTTTGATCTCTTGATCAGCAGTATGTTCAAAGTGTTTTGCAACATCTTCGAATCCTTCTTCACGAGCGATCTTAGCGAAATAACGATACTTGATATGAGCCATCGATTCGCCAGCCAATGCACTCTCAAGATTTTTAAATGTTACAGACATAATGTTCTCACTTTACTTTGTGGTATATTACAGAGTTTCGGCAGCTTTGTCGTACTCTTCTTCAGTAAGAAGTTGCTTCTTACCTTTCTCTTTCACTTCGATTTTCTTTGGCTTCTTATGCTCAGGAATGATTCTTTCTAAGAATACTTTGAGCATACCATTGATCATCTCAGCATCCTTTACTTCAACTTGATCGTTGAGAGCAAAAGAACGAGTAAAGGCACGATTAGCAATACCTTTGAAAAGATAATCTGAATCATCTTCAGTAGTGTTTCCCTTGATAACTAACTTGTCACCATCGAGTTCAATGTCGATATCCTGCTTGCCGAAACCAGCAACAGCCATCTCGATCTGGTAAGAGTTCTCACCAGTCTTCTTAATATTATACGGTGGATAATTGGGAATGTTTTTGGTCAGATCATCATGCATCTTTGCGATACGATTGAATTGATCATCAAACCCTACGAAAAACTTATCAAAGTCTTTTAGATGAGCACCCCATGTTTCTGGTACGAATTTTGTAACCATTGTTTTCTCCTTACTTAGTTTTAAATGCTTGAGTAGAATCGAATGCAGCGACTGATGATCCAAGTGTAGTAAAGAAATCTACAGTGGACTTAGCAACAGTCTTAGCAAAAGATTGCTGAGCATCTATGTAAGTTTGGAGTTGGGATTTAATTTCTTCGTTTTGAACGAACGTCTCTACGAATTTTGTTTTGACACCGCAAATGGTATCGATTGATGAGTTGATGTGTTCCATCATTTTGCTTTCTCCTTTTAAGCGAGTAATAAAAAATGCTACCCCGAAGGCATAGCGATTATCCAGCTTACCTTATACTGGCTCGAACTTTCGTGTCGAGGGTGTAATTACACGGACGCTTTATACCGTAGCGACGAACAGCCCTAAGGTGGGACTCTTAGCGATTCATTACGTACATTGTTACTTCGAATCCGAATCGCATATCTGTTGCTGTAGGTGTTGTCCAAATCATTTTATATTTCCTTAAAGTTAATTGTCAAATCGACTTACTACTTATAAGGTTCACATCAAAAACTACCTAATGAAAATCATTGTTCTTAGGTAGTGATTACGCTTACTGTGCAGTAGCTTCTGCAGCAGCTTCTTGTGCTTTAGCCATCTCAGCTACCTGAGGTTCACCTTGCACCTTAATTTTATTTATTAAAGCAGCGATCTCTTCGAAGGGATGTTTACCCAATGAACGAAGGATAGCATTTACTTCTTCAACAGTCAATTCAAGTTTGATATTCATTTAGATTTTTTTCCTATGTTATATTTTGGAACAAGTTCCCACTGGTCTTTTTCTTTATAAGAGACCACCTTAATTTGAGACAGAGATGCTTTCTGTTCTGCTTGAGCAGCAACTAGAATCTTTAGAAGTTCCCAGTCCTGAAGCAATCCAGCAATAGCATTTCTACGCTCAATATCTCCATTAGTGATATTGGATTCTTTACCATCTAATGCAAACAATTCTTTGAAATGTACAATAAAATATCTACCCTGCTTATGTAAAATATGGCAAGATTGAAATAGTTTGTTTTCTTTTCTGGAAGCTATACCGATGCGGGTAAGTGTTTCTCTAACTTTTAGGAAGTTATCTGGCTCTGGCAAACTCACTTCAAGCATCGACTCTGGTGTCCAGTCATAGTAAATCATCTCTACAGTCATTATTTTCCACCTTTAAATAATTTTTCTTTTATCATAGTCATTTGGTCATCTGTCAGAATGCTCAGTGCTTCACTGGCTCTCTCGGATGAGTAACCAAAATACTCTTTTACAAGAGCCAGTGACTCGCTTTCGGTGTCTTTCTTAGCCCACTTACTGAATCTCTTTTTCTTTGGTATACTATTTAGGAAAAAATAAAACTGCCAGTCCTTTGGGATACTGGCATTACGATTCATCTCATTCGCATGTAGAATCGTATCGGGAAAATAGGACAACCCTCTATTCACTAAGAATGAAGAGTAGTCTTTGGAAGCTAGAGGGTCTTCAAATAAATCCTTTTTAGATAGATTAATTGCATTAACGAAATCAAATGGAGTCATGATAGGAATCCGACTTCTATTAGATTCTCTTCTTTCACAGCGAACAGTTTTCCAGGGAATCTTGCACGCAGAGATTTGTCTAACTCTTCTTTAGTTTTTGCTTGAGCTAAGAATGTTTTCTCATCTTCTTCATAAACAAAGAATGTGTCATCATGCTTTTCAATAACAATCTTGATATAGTTATCTGGAAGTTCGGTATCCTCTTCTAGTTCTTCTGCAAATTTAAGAAGTTGTTGCATTCTATGCTTTGCAACTGCTTCTCTCATAGTCCATCCAAACCAGATAGAAAATATCATCGCCACTACAAGTAAAAGTATGTCCATAGAATCCTCACTTAAATTTACACTGAGCCATAATCTCAGTCAGTGCTGCCATAATATTTAGTTCATGATCAGCTACGAATGCTGCTTTGTACTGATAGTCAGCTAGAATTAAAACCATCTGTGGAATACTTGCTTGTTCAATATTCGTTGATGCAGTATCATACAGTTCTCGGAACAATGAGACTGTATCAGCATCAGAGTTCTTTGCAACCCACTTACGTGTTTCAGTGAAGTCTTTTTCTTTAAGAAGTTTGATCAAACCCTTAAATGATTCCTGAGACATGTTAACCAGAATACCAGAATCAATTTTACCTGATACTGAATAGCGTTGGAGTTCATTTAGAATCCTACGATAATCTGGAAAGTGTTTGGTGATAAGTTCAGCAACAACCTTTGGATCAAACTCAATGGACTCTTGCTTAAGAATTTGCACAGCACGTTTGAAGAATGAAGCTGCGATCTCCTGCTTGTCTTTGTTATCGATCTTGAATTCAATCACAGCACAACGACTATGGATTGGTTCAATGATACGATTCTTAAAGTTACAAGTCAGAATGAATCGGCAGTTGTTGGCAAACTCTTCAATGAACGCACGCAATGCTGGTTGAGTTGAGTTAGCTTGTAGGTAATCAGCTTCGTCTAGGATGACAACTTTCTTAGCATCAGTTAGACTGACAGTTGACGCAAACCCTTTGATCTTAGTTCGGAGTGTATCAATACCTGATTCTTCCGAGCCGTTAATCATTAGATACTCTGCACCAATTTCATTACACAGTGCTTTAGCAATCGTAGTTTTACCTACACCTGCAGTTCCAGCAAACAAAAAGTTAGGTAACTCTCCTTGAGCAATATACTCTCGGAAAGTTTTCTTAAGGCTTTCTGGCAATACACAATCATCAATTTTCTGTGGACGGTATTTCTCCACCCACAGGAACATCTCGTCACGAGAATCAATCATAATATAAGTCTCTCAAATTAAAATTCAAATGTGGAATCTGCCTCAACTGCTACGTAATAAACCAAGTCAGTGGCTGGTGACTTGAAGCGAGAGATTTTCTTGCTAGAGATACTAACTGCATAATCTCCTGGAAGCATCTTTAGATTCTCTACCTTCAAATTAACTTTGAATGTCTTGTCAGTTGTACCGACTGACTCGCTGAAAGAGTTACCAGTGGCATTCTTCTTGTCACCAACAACTACAGTGATAGTGCTACCATCACCAACGATGGCTACATCGGATGCACGTAAAACAGATGCTGTCTTACTAATCATATTCAACATTGCTGATGAAAGATTAAAGTTAATCTCTGCGTCTGGGAATGTGATAGCTTTCTGCGGTGCAGTCAGGACTGATG